TCCACGCCATCTCGGTGGTTGGCAGCCTTGGCAACGTGCAATGAGTATCTTTGCTACGCCTACGCCAGGTCTGCCTGGTGACCATCTCTCTTGGGCGGTCCAGGATTATCTGGAACCGCTTTTAGAGATTTTGGCCACCAACCCAACGCGCAGAGCTGAATTCAGACCTCTTACCAATATGGAAGTTGTCTGTGGTCAGGACGGTAAAAAGTTCATGACCAAAATGCCCGGTAATACATCGGTAGGGTTTCCCCTTTCCGGTCCAAAATCCGAGTATTTAATTGCTCTTGACCCGACTAAGTTCGAGTCGCATCAGTGCCCCATGGAGTTAGATCCTATGTTTTGGGAAGCTGCTGCGATTATTGAAGAATGCTATGTCAATGGAGACCGGTCCAATCCGATTTTCAAGGCTGCACTCAAGGTCGAGCCAACTCCTCTTGAGAAGGAAAAACCTGCACGCGTAATTCAGTGTGCGCCCTTAGCTTTCCAGCTAGTGGTTCGAAAGTACTACTTGAATCTGGTTCGCTTTTTGGGACTTTATCCTCTTATTTCGGAGTGCGCTGTGGGCATTAATGCCCACGGTCCCGAGTGGGACAAGCTTGCGCGTTTTATGCACAAATTTGGAAAAGATCGCATTCTCGCTGCTGATCACAGCAGTTATGATTTGCGTAAATCCTCGTGCATGACGTTGGCGTCTTTTTACGTCTACGAGCAATTGGCTAAAGCCACAGGTAATTACGACGAGAGAGCTATGAAGATTCTCCGTGGTATTGCCTCTGACACTGCCTACCCCACTCTTGCCTACAATGGTACTCTTATTGGTCTGGATAATATGACCTGTAGTGGTCAGACTCTTACGACTACTACTAATAGTACTGATGGTTCTTTGTACAACAGATGTTGTTACAGAGATCTCATGCTCAAGAATAAAGTTCCCCAAGAACCTTACCGCAAACATGTGGCCATGGGCCACTACGGTGATGATGAAAAGGGATCTGTTTCTGAGAAGGCAGATGCATTCAATATTATCTCACTCAAAGATTATCTTGGAGTCTTTGGCGTGGTTATTACCATGCCGGACAAAAAGTCTGAGTTCAGAAAATACATGAATGATGAGGAAGCTGATTTCCTCAAGCGTACCAATAGGTACGATCCAGTGTTGGGTCACTATGTGGCCTGCCTTGCTGAGGACTCTATTTTCAAGTCCTTGCATTGCCGAATGGAGTCTAAAGAAGCTCCTGAAGACATTGCAGCAGGTAACATTAGTACAGCTCTGGATGAATGGTTCTTCTACGGAAAGGACCACTTCGAAATGCGCCGAGAACAGATGCAAAAAGTTGCTGATCTCTCACAGATTGTCGTGCCAAAATTGGCTGACTCTTATGAGGATCGTGTCAAGGCGTGGTTCGAGAAATACTATCCCGGTGACGGATTGGATACCACGGAGACTTAGCCCCGTAGGCTTCCGCCAGCGATGAATGTATATATTATGGCTAAGAATGTATAATATGCTAAGTTGTACCTTAAGTCGGGGACAGCTTATATAGCACTGTAGACTTACTGTAAATAACAAATTGAACAAACTTTCCTTTTGTAGTGCAGAGGACACTCAAACTCCTTTAGAGCTGGATTGCTCGAATGTCGTGACCCAAAGTGGGCTCGCTGGAATCAGTGTAGGTTCTCTATCATTAGAGTCCTCACATGAGAACACGAGTATCATGGATGGGAATCCCGACATATCTTACTCTGTGGTTTCTTCTCCAGACGGCACTTTTGGTGCCGGTTTGGACGAGGATATGCCACTAGAGGCTTTCCTGTCGAGACCTGTGGAAATTGCCAGTTATATTTGGCTCAATACTACAGCTTTCAATCAGGATTTTAGGCCATGGGAATTGTTTCTGACGAACCCCAGAATCAGTAACCGCATTAGCAATTATAAGCGATTGCGGATGAAACTGAACGTCAAGTTTCTCGTGACCGGTAATGGTTTCCATTATGGGCGTATGCTAGTTAGCTATCTCCCTAAAGAGACCAGCGATGGTATGACTCAAATCAGGAATAATAATAATTTAGACCTGATAGAGGCAAGCCAACGCCCAATGCTCCAGTTGGATCCCACTACTTCCACTGGAGGAACTCTGTCGCTCCCTTTCTACCATGAATATGATGCTTTCGATGTTACAAGTACCGATTGCATAAATATGGGAGAAATAAATATGAGAGTCATCAACCAGCTTGAACAAGCAAACGGCAATACTGACGCCGTGCGCATTAAAGTTCTAGCTTGGGCTGAAGACGTTCATCTGTCTATTCCGACTGTGTCAAATGCTCATGGCATTGTGGCTCAGTCTGGTAAGACGAACGCGAACAAGAGTTCGAAGCAGGATGAATACGGGGATGGAATCATTTCCCGACCTGCTTCAATTGTCGCCAAAATCTCTGGTATGCTGTCTCAGGCCCCTTTCATTGGGCCTTATGCGCGTGCAACAAGTATTGCAGCAGGCGCAACAGCAAATGTGGCTAAGATGTTTGGGTTTTCTAGACCCACTCAACTTGAAGCCATTCGTTTCTACAAACCCACTTACATGGGTGATTTGGCAGCATGTAACACTGTCGACACTTCTCAGCGTCTTGCATTAGATGCTAAACAAGAGGTGACTATAGACAGTAGAACTGCTGGCCTTGGTGGAGACGATGAAATGCCGCTCAAATGTATAGCCACGAGAGAATCCTATTTGGACACTTTCGTTTGGCTAATGAGCGACTTACCCGGTGACGAATTATTCGATATCCGAGTAACACCCAGAGTTAACGGAACCAATGGAGGTGCTTTTCCAGAGTACCATATGCCTGCTGTTTGTTATGCAAGCGTTCCATTCCGTTTATGGCGCGGTACGATGCGTTACCGCTTTCAAGTGGTCGCATCTGCGTATCACCGCGGTCGTTTACGTATTGTCTACGATCCTAGCGGTTCTACGCTATCCCCAGAGTACAATGTTCAGTACTCCGCCATTGTTGATCTCGGAGAAAAACGAGATTTTACAGTGGACGTTGGCTGGGGGAATAATAAAGGATTCTTAGCTATGAATCCGATATTTACCGGCACTGGTTATTCTAAGGTTAGAAATACCTTAGCCAGTACGGCGCAAACAGCCAATGGCAACATCACTGTCTATGTCATGAATGACTTGACAGCACCTTCTGCAACAGTCGCGAATATAGCAATTAATGTCTTTGTCTCCGCAGGAGACGACATCGAATTTGCTGACCCGTCGACAGAACACCTCTCTAATCTGTCTGTTTTTCAGACACAGAGTGGTACAGCAGATGTGGATAAGGTTACTTCCGATAAGGGAGTAGATATGCCTGATACTGATGTTGACCTAAAGGTCACAAGTGCTACAGACGTAGTCATGGCTGTAAAGCCTGACTCAATGACTGAAAGCTTGTTGGTCTTTGCAGGTGAGGTCATACCTTCCATCAGAACGTTAGTGAAACGTTTTGATTATTGGAGGTTTATACCTTTTGAATCTGCAGGTGAACGAGTTTATGAAATAACTCTTCCCAACTATTTACCCTATCCTGGGTTTGCGGCCATTGGTATGGACCAAGCTCAGAATGCTTCCTTAGCAACAGTGGACTATAATTTTTGTAATATGTCCATTATGCATTGGGCTCTCATGGCTTTTAAAGGCTATCGAGGGACCATGCGTTATAAAATGCTGTGGGAGAGTACTGATGACCAGGATCGATCAGGGTACTTCTCTGTTTCCAGAGAAACACCGTCATCTAATTATTCAGTTAATTTCACGACTCAGCTCGATATGACCGCCACTGTTGGCGACCGAGCGAGAGCGTGGATGGGCTGGACAAAATTTGTCGGTGATGGCGCAGCTGTTACAAACAAGCGCGTCAACCCATGTCTTGAGTACGATTTGCCTTATTATGATAATAGGCGATTTCGTAACTGTAAAGACGTTTCACAAGCCACAGGTTCGGGTAATTCCAACTATGGCTTTATGAACATTGTCTGCACCAGTGACACACGGTCTGCACACACAGCAGGTATTCATACCTACTGGGCTGCAGGTGAGGACTTCCAGTTATTTTTCTATACTGGGCCTCCCGTTGTCTATGATGCACGCACTATACCGCCAGCGGTGTCGTAAGACACCCTGGCACTCCTAACACACTACTGTGTGGTAATAATAACCACGGTAGAATCATGCGGGTAGCCCGCATGTGCTCCAGGAGTCTAAGCATAGGAGCGGGACTTTTCTCTCAAATTTTGGAACCTTTCGGGTTTTCAGCTGAGGGACTACGGTCCCTACGGCAATTTTACCGATAGGCTACAACTTTCAAGAGTGAGTTCTGATTACGACTGCTACACTTGGGCTAGATAATGCCCTGGGTTTGCAGTCAA